AGATTACACCTACCAACTCCCGAACCTGAACTGGATCATCGGATACGCAATGGGCCGGGGGATCGACATTTACATCCCCGAGGGTCCGACCGAACTCCTGAAACACCAAGGCGAGGGCATCCCTTTGGGTGACATGCACCCGACTTACCCTGAACGATACGGATATGTTTGATGGCAATTAGCACATACGGACAGCTCAAGACCGCCGTAGATAACTGGCTGGCGCGTACAGACCTGTCTTCGCGTGTGCCTGAGTTCATTGCGGGCGGGGAAACGATGCTGCGCCTCGACCTTCGTATTCGCCTCATGGAGACTTCTTCGACTCTCACGACAACGGCCTCAACCCGCACCGTGGCCCTGCCTACGCGCTTTGAGCAGTTGAGAAGCATCTATATCTCGGGTGATTCAGGCGGCTCCCTGGAATTTATGTCTGCACCGGATTACTGGACGAAGTTCCGGGCCACCACCACGGGTCGGCCCTCCGTCATTACCATTGAGGGCGACAATATCCTGTTCGGCCCCGTGCCTGACTCGGCTTATTCGGTCCCGGTCAACTATTACCAGTCCCTTGCCGCCTTTTCCTCAGACACGGATAACAATGCTCTGCTGACAAGGGCACCGTTTGCCTACCTCTACGCCTCTCTTCTCCATGCTGCGCCATTTTTGGGAGACGACCCGAGAATATCCTTGTGGGCCAATCTCTACGAAGACCTTGTGGACAGACTTCAGAAGGCAGACGCCAAGGATCGCCACGGCCCCGCTCCCTTGACCATGAAATCCGACATTCAGGGGCTTGTGATGTCCCGTAGATCGAGGGCCGGAACTTGAAGCTGACGCAGAGACTCGCGCGCATATCCCAAGGGGTCAATCGACGGCCTCAATCAAAGTCGAGAATTCAGTTCAAGGATTTCCTCCCTGATCTCCCTGATTTTGGCAATCCCGGCCTGACCAAGGCAGAAAATTGTATGCCACATCAGAACGGCTACAAGGAGTTCCCCGGTCTGACCACGGTTAGTAGCGCGCTGAGTGGCTTTTGCCAGGGTGCCGTCTCCGCCCTGGCCAAGGACGGCACGACTAATTACTACGCGGGGGATGCGACAAAGCTCTACAGGCTTGACGCCACGACGTGGACCGATTCCTCCAAAGCAGGGGGATATGCCTGTCCGGCTGACGATAGTTGGGAGTTTGCGAGAGGGCAGGGCGATACCATCATCGCGGTGAACATTGCCGATGCAATGCAGAAAATCACGATGGGCGGGACAGCCTTTTCTGATCTAGCGACATCGACCTTAACGCCCAAGGCAAGACACATCGCGACTGTACGGCAATTCCCGGTCATAGGAAACGTGGACGAGGGGGGTACGCTGTATCCCAACAGGGTGAGATGGCCAAACATTGACGACGATGCCGACTGGGATCAGGACGCGGCAAGCCAAGCGGATTATCAGGACTTAGATGGACCTGGAGGGTGGATTCAGAAGATCGTCGGCGGTGAGTACGGGGTTATTTTTCAGGAAAAAGCCATCTGGAGAATGCAATACGAAGGCACCCCTACGGTATGGCGTTTTGACGAGGTAGAGAGAAACCGGGGGGCGTGGGCCAAGAACTCCGTTGTTCGGTACGGACGATTTGTCTTCTATCTTGCAGAGGACGGGTTCTACGTCTTTGACGGCGTTCAAAGCACCCCCATTGGGGCGAATAAGGTTGACCTGTTCTTCTTCAATGAATTGGACGAAACGTACAAGGCGCGTATTCAGGGGGCGTTGGATTTAAGAAACAGAAATATCGTGTGGGCCTACACAACCACCGATTCCGCCGGTAACGGCGACCCTGACAAGATGCTTATCTACAACTGGCCAACGCAGAAGTGGTCAACGGTCGATCTGGATACGGAGCATCTGTTCTCCACCCTCACCGAGGGCTACACGCTAGACACTCTGGACAATGTTTCCTCGTCCGTCGACGCTCTGGTCTTCTCGCTTGATTCGCGAGTATGGACCGGAGGAAACCCGCAATTCTCGGCCTTCAACAGATCTCATGTGATGGCCCATTTCACCGCAACAGCCCTGGACGCAGTCTTTGAGACGGGGGAGCGGGAGAACGCGCCGGGTCAGTTCTTCAAGACCAACTCCGTTCGCCCTCTAGTCAACGGGACTTCGGCCACTATCACGGCAAGGGTGGGATCGAGAACCATCCAGAACGAGGCTGTGTCCTTTGGCTCCTACGTCGCGATTAACTCGAACGGTGAAGTTCCCATAAGGAACCACGACCGCTATCACAAGGTCGGAGTCAAGATCACGGGTGGGTTTGACGAGGCTATCGGCGTTGAGATGGAGGGCTCCCCGCAGGGCTGGCAATGAGGCCCTACGGATATCCCTCAATGGCGGGAAATACTGGCCTCAACCCTAGACAGGAAGAGGTTTTTCAAAGAAGCATTCAAGCGTCTCCGTGGTTTGAGCAATACACGGAATTGTACGGCGAGCGCCCCAATCTGAATACACCTGATTATGACTACCGCAGGGCATGGAAGTTGGGGGTCCAGCCCGAGATGACGCAAGACGGGAAATATCATTGGCCGTCAGTTGATCGCGAAGGCGTCTTGTTGAAGGGGCGGAGCCACCCGACGCTCTGGAAGGAGTGGAACGCGAGAGGGCAATACAACCCACGCGGCCAACCTCCTCGTGGTCGAGGGCTTCTTGATATTGGGCAGAATCAGGTCAAGCCAAGCGGTCTTTTGGCTCCGTGGGGCCGGGGACAGACACCCAACAATTTCGCCTTCGTTCCAGAATATCCAGATCAGCCCCCGATTGATTTAACGAGGCCCATTGTTACAGACGATAGAGGCTATCACACGGAGTTAACGGCGACATATCAAATGGGTGATAAGTGGGTGTTAATTCCTACTGTGGTTAACGGCCAAATTCTCCAACCGAACGAAGCGCTAAAATTATTTGAGGCTGGAGCGAATAATCCGGTGGGGGTGTTCGACACTCTCGGTGAAGCGGATAAATACGCCGAGGCTAGGTCTAGGGCGATTGGGGAAAATATCCGGCGGAGGCAATAATGGCCTTCACCAAAACCAGCGTCAAGACAACCCATCCTAACGAGGCTGAACACCGCAGGGAACTGGCTAGCGGGCTTCAGAACATCCTGGATGGCAAGATCAATACCGTTGGAACCATAACCCTCACGGCGTCCGCCACGACCACGAACATTACGGCCAGCCAGATCGGTGCTGATACGATAGCCGTCTTAGTCCCGACCACGGCGAACGCTTCTGCGGAGATAGGCGCGGGAACGATCTATCAGACTTACGCCAACGCGGCAAACGGCACGATAGTGATTAACCACGCCAACAACTCCCAGAGCGATAGAACCTTTGTTTACGTCTTGTTCGGGTAGGCCGTTAGCCGCTTGATAGAAACACAACGCACAATAAAGCGAGCGTATCATGGATAGGTCTCTCCACCTCGTTCCCAGAGAGAACGTTCACATGGTCTGGACGCACGTTATTCCGCTGCTCCAGCCCGCTATAGAAAGAGGGCACGGGACCGCTACGGACAGAGACCTCTATGAGGCTCTAGTAGCGGGAGAAGCGCAGCTATGGGCCTGTGCCTTTGATGAAAAGGTAGAACTGGCCCTGACCACCAAGATTGTCCAATACAAGCGGAATCGCTCTCTTCTGATTCAGTATATCGGAGGGGGAAATCTGAAGGAGTACCTGTCTTTCCTCCCCGACATAGAGGAGTGGGGAAAGAAAAACGATTGCAATTTCATTGAACTCTTTGGCCGCAAGGGATGGGCAAGGATTCTCAAGGATTGGGATGACTCAGTCATTCTATTAAGGAAAGACCTATGAGCGACGATTCACCGTCTGGCACGACCACCACGATACAGAATACCAATGTGGAGCCGTGGTCTGGACAAGAGGGTTATCTCAGAAACCTGTATTCACAAGCAGGCTCCCTTGCGACGGGTGGTCCCACTATCGACCAAGCGGCGTATTTGCGGGCCAATCCTGACGTTGCCGCTCAAGTTGCAACTGGACAGTTCGGCGGCGCGCTCGATTATCTGAGGCAAAGGCCGCAGGCTGAACAGAACTTGGCATTCAGTCAATTTGGGTCTACAACTCCACAACCGCAGTATTTCCCGGGACAGACCTTTGTTGATTATTCTCCTGAGTCTCTTGCTGCTCTTGATCTAACCACGCAGAGAGCGCTTGCCGGTTCTCCGGTCAATCAGGCCGCTGCCCAGCAGTTAACAGGCACTCTGCGAGGGGATTATCTGGACCCCGGAAATCCCTGGCTAGGGAACGTAGGAACGGCCATAGAGCGCCAAGTTCGCCCTGCGGTGGACTCCCGTATGGCAGCGGCCAACAGAATGGGCTCAGGGGCCTCCGACGAGCTTTACGCGCGTACTTTCGCGGACGCTATAGCCCCCTACGCCTTCCAGAATTATGAAAATGAAAGACAGCGCCAGATGGAGGGTGTCCGGCAGGCCCCGACCACTGCGCTTGAAGACTACCGTGATTTCTCCGCTCTTCAGGGGGTCGGTGCCGCGAGAGAGGCACAATCTCAGCTTCAACTTCAGGACGCAATGAACCGCTACCAGTTCGGTGAGGACGAAATTCTGCGTCGCCTAGGCCAGATGCAGGCA